TCAATTACTGCCTTTTGATTCATCTTTGACCCCATTCAACTCACCCACTTTAAACGGCTGGGTGGTAACCGTTGTTTTAATTGTCGCTTGTTTTTTACTGATTCGCAACAGGTTGCACAATCTGCCCTTGCAAAATTTCTTGCACTGCCTGGGCATTGCTCATCGCCATGCTCTGTGCTGTCTCTTCAACCTTGCCCAAAGTCTCTAGCGTTTGCGCCCGTTTGAGTTCTGCGCTTGCCACGGTTTCAACAGTATCAGCTCTCGCTTTTGCGGCTTTTGCCATTTCATTTTCGGCTGCGGCTTGCAGATACATTGCGTTCGGGTCTTGAGGCTTGCCCTGCATTTCTGCCATGAGTTCTTCGGCCTCTTGGTCGCTTGGCTGAACAACGCCCATCCGCAGTAACTTCTTGCGGAAATAAGCATTTGCATCCCCAACGCCCTCGCCTTCCATGTTCATCATCGCCATTGCAGTCAACACTTGGGCTGTCTCTGGGTCTTGGGTGATCTGGAGCATCCCTGTCAAAGCCCTGACAGTAGCCGCACGTTTACTGCTAGATGATGGGCCAACATCGGCAACCACATCAAATGTGGCACTGGACAGGTCATTTGCCATCACCACAGCACCAGTTTTGGTGTCAATGGTGGGTTGCATCAACTCAACCATTCCGGCCTCACCAGTAGCAGCAATGGTTTTCATCTTGCGCTTGTCTTCGGTGTAGATTTCCTTTGCCATGCCAAGCCAAATCTCACCGCATCGCTTCATGCCCTTGGCAAAGTTGCTCATATAGATGAACGTCTGCATATCCACACGGGTTTGAATCATCTCAACCGCTTTGCCTGATACGCCTGAAATCATCTTGTCAGCCCCTTGTGGGTTGCCCAAAATGTCTTGCATATCTTGCTCTGTGATCTGCAAAAGTGCCGCCATCGCAGGTGGGATTTGTGCCGACCTTGTGTAAGCCACAGGGCCACTGATTTGTGTGCCGCCATCAGCACCAGTTACAGGGTTGATTAGCAAATAAGGGTAATCCCGCAGATTATCTTCTGCCCACATTACTTGATGCCCAGCCACTTGCTCTGGGGTCATGATGGGCTTTTCAATGCTGGACAAGGCTGAAATCTCGCCCAGCTTGGACAACTGCATATTCTTCAGGCGTTGGGCATCTTTCGCCAGGCGCACAGCACCCATGCAACGCTCGATGTTATCCACAAACCACCGCTTGCCGTAGACCACCACGATGGGGATATTTTTGCCTGCAATGTAGCCTGCATCTTCCAGCACCTTGCCACCAGACATAATGTATTTGCGAACACGCATACGCTTGATGCGCTTTTGGCGAACTTCCCTTGTGCCAACCGCCATCAGGGTTTCTTCTAAGGTCTCATCGTCTGCAAAGTCTTGGGCTGTGTAGCGTTCCTCTGTCCCGTCAATGGCTTCAAATATGCGGATGACCTCGGTTTTTTCTTCAACCTTGTAGTACTCAGCCACAAACACAACATCAGGGGTTGCCCAATCAAACTCATACTGGTGAATGATCTTAGGCCAATCAGTTGGGTCATCGTTGTAGATTTCTTTGTAGCTTTCACGGGTCATGCTAGTGACCACAAAAGCATATTTGGCATCTGACTTATCTTGCCGCTTGGCATTCAAGTCAAAGAACACGCTTGAGTCGGCATCAAAGATTGGCTCGAATCTGATGCGCTGGCGCTCATTCTCTGGGTCTTCTTCGTCTTCGTAGACTGTCCTCAAGCGCCATGCACCAATGCCACCGCCAACAGCTTCCTCAAAGGCGTTGTCGTAAGCCTCATCAGCGACTGATGCTTGCTCGTCAGCACGATAAAGGCCATCGCAGACTTCTGCCAGTTTGTCGTTTTCAGTACCGTCTTTGCTTACATAGTCAACGGTGATGCGATTATTGCGGTATTCGTTAACGATGCGAATGACCGCCAACATGATTTTGTTGACTTCAAACTTGGGTTTGTTTTCGTACTGATCCCACAATGGCCCTTCCCACTGAGAGCCGCACAACGAGTAAAAACGCCTATCTTGTAGGCATTGCAGACGCTCATCCCGCAGCGCAGTTTGTATATCATTGAACTGCCGCAGTGCTTCAGCGTGTAAATTTGCAAGGCGTTGGTCGTTGGGTATTCGTGCCATATTTGTCCTTTTGGGGCGATTATCTACCAGCGTTTGACATTGGGCAATGGTGTAAATGTAGCCGATTTTGTGACCGCTGACCGCCTGATGCCCTCACACGCATATCGCAAAGCATCAATAACGTGGTTCTTTTTGTCCTCAAGCATGGGCAGAATTCTGCCTGTCAATGGGTCTGATTTATAACTGTACAGGCTCAACTCGTCAATTGTGTGGATGCAACGAGGGTGAACAACAATGTCGTAGTTCTTCAAAAACTCGATGCCTTCCTCTACCGACTTTGGCCCTTTGATTGCAGTCATGATCTTTGGGAAACCGTTGCGCTTCATGTGGCTGATGGTTTCCGGCCTTGCTGAGTCTGCCACGATAGGCCATTTCTCAGCCTCTGGAACTTGCATGAATAACTCAGGGGTGTTGATAATCTCACAGCCCACCATATAGGCTTCATAATCAATGTACAGAGTGCGCCCAATAATGTGGCAACGCACCAAAACTGTCGGGTCAACTGAAAAGCCCCAATCAGCCCCAAGACGATGGATTGCATCTGGCGGTGCATCAAAGTCGTCAATTTTCCAGTTCTTGAATACCTTGCTGTTGCTGTTTTGCAGGTATTGACCCATCCAAACGTGTTGGTATTTGTCAGGGTCTCTGCGCTTGTCATATTCCATTTCGTCTTTTAAGACTTGTGGAAACCACGGGTTATCGCCAAAGTTGACCTTGATTACTGCTGCATCCTTTGGCGGCTCTGGCCCACGCAATAGAAAATCCACAGGGTCTGACTGCTGCCTTGGATTCCATGTAAACCATAACTCGCTGTTTGGCTTGCGGATTGTTGGTCTTAGCAAGTCCAGGCTAGTCTGACTCAGACTTTGGGCTTCCTCAACCCAAGCGCAGTCATAGCCTTCTAGCGACTTAATGCTATCGGCTGTATGGTTTTGCATACCTTGAAAAATAATCGCCCCATCGCCCTTTTTGGACTTGATGACCGAATCTTGGACTTCAAAGTATGCGCCAGCGTTCATGGCCTCGATCTTGGTCTCTAGTAGGCGCTTGACAGATTGATTCAGGGATTTCTGGATTTCACGCACACAAACGCTTCTGCGCTTCTGATCCATGATGTGCATTTCAATCATCAACTCTGCAAACATATGGGATTTGCCAGAGCCTCGACCACCCCAAGCGCCTTTGTAACGTTTGCCTTCTAATAGTGGAAGCGCCCACTGTGGTGTCTCAATTTGCAAAGTTGTCATTTAACAACAACACGTTCAATGCGCTGAATGAAAGGGCTGGCAGGGTCACCAGACAATTCAAGTTTGTCACCGTAGCGTTTCGGGGCTAGTTTAGACAATAGCCACTTGCGAGTATCAACCTGAAGCCGTTGCTTCTGAACCGCCATCCAATCCTTCTTGCCATCGTTTGTAGTTCCAACGTCTTGGTCAGCAATCTGCATGGTTTCATGGGCGATTCGCTCAATCAGGTCTTCTCTGGCTCGTGCGTATCTCTCCGCTAACTTAGGGTCAGCATCCAGCCATCGCATAAAAGTGCTGTTTGCCACTCCTGCCTTTTGACACGCTTTAAAGCAACTTAGGCCATCGGTGGACATTCCATCTAAAACCTTTTGGCTTATCTTGTCCTTGTCTTCTGGTTTGAACTTTGGATTTTTTTGTGTTGCCATTTTGTAACCTCCGCGAAAGGTTTGTTTCTGCGATTCTGTAATTCTACAAAAAAATGGGAGCATCAGCCCCCAAAAGCTGGCAACTGCATTTTGTCAGCGTACTCATTTTGCAATGTCCGGTATAGGAATGTCAACAGGCCATTGGTTTGTGTCCACTAACAATTGAACTGTTTTGAAGTGGGCAATGTTCCATGCTTGCTGTCTTTCAGCCTTTGACCACTTTGCACCTTGGTCGATGTCATAGTGGCAAGTTTGGCATAAAGCCGCCACTAGATTGTCATCGGCTTTGATTCCTCTGCCCTTGCCACCACCCCAATTGCTATGTGCTGCTTGAATTCCATGTTCTGTTCCACAAAGCTGACAGGATAGAGCCGCCACTAATTTTAGCAGTTTCTGGCTTCTCACATACTTGTGTTTCGGGTATTGCATATTCTTTGGTGTAAAACTTGTGGTTGTTTTCGCACTGGCGCTTACGGCTTACAAATTCGGGGTTTGATCGGGTATCTAAAACCTTGAGGGTTTCAGAGCCACAGCGGGGACACATCATGCTTGTCCCCTTGCTCGGATGGCGGCATCAACTTCGGATTCGCTTAAAACAGCCCATCGTTTTTGTTGAGTGTTGCGGCACAGCCTGCGATAGGTGTCGTGGTCTGTTTTTGCAATGTCATCAGCCGTGTCGATGTCATCTAACAGCATCCAAAGTTTTAAAGATTTCTCACGCTCATGCTGTGCTACTAGCTTGGCAAAGCGTTCAAGCCAAAGCAAATCTTTTTCTTGAGCCAATTCAATAAATGAACCAGCCTGTCGGCCCATCTGCATAAGTTCTTCTCTAGTCATGTTTCAATCCCCTTTCTGTTTCTATTGTCACGACACCATGAATCGCAGTCATCAATTGATAACCCCCAAATTTGCCATGCAACATATCGGCAAACTTCTCATGAAATCCCCTTGATAACTTGTCTGTGAATTCTTTAATTGCTTCAACTTGAATCATTTTTGATGTTTTTATTGTCAGAAAATATTGAATTTCATCCTCGTTTACAGGGCAAATTGCATTAAATTTGATTTTGTAAGTGTTCACAACAATGATTCCTGTTCCATAGGTTGATAAAAGTTCCATTGAGATGGTGCGTTATGCGCTTCAATCCTTGACCGCATGACTTGCGCCCTGGCTTCTTTGGTCGGTGGTGGGTAATTGCCATGCTTCCAATTGACATCAATGCCCACATTTCTGCCAATGTTGGTGCTGTCAGCTGATGCAAATGGCAGTTTTGTAAAGATTGCAGGGTCTAACATTCTCAAACCATGCAGTTTGCAAGAGGGTCTGCCCATGTCATCACAAATCACACGCATGGCTTGCCCCATCTTTATCCACCAGTTCTGTGTTCCAACTGTGGAAAACTCGCCTGAACTGCCAATGCAAACCCTGACATATGTGTTTGCCAGTTGTTCAAGACGCTCAAGGGATTCGTGCATATGCCAAACTGGTGCGCCAAACCATGTCGGCAAAGGGCAATCTCTAAGCAAAACATCGTTGTCTGCCTCGTTTCCATCAATCACATCAGGGATAACTGCAAAGTCACACGATGGGACTTTCTTCAGATTTAGCGCCCAATCGTAAAAGGGCTGCCAATCTGTAATTGGCTTACCTGATCGCCAGGCTGAAAACGCCCCGTTATCTATTGCAAAAGACTGAGCCACCTCAATGGCTGTGGATAACTGATCTGAATGGGCAAACGAAACAAACGCATGACCATTTTCAATGGCTTTGACTGCAACTGTTGCAGGGGTAATTGGTAAGCCGTGATAGTGAATCATGTCTCAATCCCCTTGTCTGCCATCCATGCCAAGAGCCATTCAATGAACTCTGAGCCTTCTTCTTTTGTGAATTTGTGGCTTTGGAGGCCAAGCTGGACAACTCTTTGCCCGTCTAGGCTTGGTGCAATCTTGCCGATCTTGCGACCAGTTTCATGCGCCCAGGCATCGATGAGCAATCTTTTCCAATCCTCTGCTGTCCATTCTGACCCTGCCGCCTTCATTTGTTTGGCAACCATGTCAATCAGGGCGTGAAACATATCGTTCTGATCTGTGCTTCGGGTGGCTTTCTTGACCTCTAAGCGCAGTTGTTTGCCCGCTTGTAAGGTTTCTTTAATCTTGGGCCATAAGTCTTTCAGGACTGTGTGGGCTTGTTGGCTGTTGTGTAGGGTAATAATCATTTAATCTCCACAAAAACAGGAAATGCCTTCTTCATTGGCATCAAACATATCGGTTTGCTCTGTTGAATATTTAAGCATTTGTGCATAATTTGGTCGGTCAATTGCAAAGTATTTGCCATCTCCATGACATCTTTTAGCAGCCTCTTCCTCTTGTTTTAACCACCACAATGCTCTTTCTGGCTTTTCAGTTATCAGGCTAAGAATCTGAGATTTAGGTTTCAACATACATAAATCACAGTTTCCATGCATTGTTTTGCCATTTATGTTGGGCAATCCCAAATCAAATGGCTGGCTGTTCCAGAAGTTTCCAACTTCCTTTGACGAAACGTTGCCAGGCACAAGTGGCATACAAACTGTTTCATGTTTGTTTTCTGGGTGCGGATTTGCCCGAAATTTAGCTACACGCCTTGGTTCATCTGCTCTTATCCCAATAAATGAATCCCACTCTGTCCAGCCCAAAGACCTCAAATATCGGTGCATCGTTCTAGTTTTCATTTGACTTGAACAATATCTGGCTCTTCCGTTGGGCAAAGATGGCTGAAACCAATTGATTACCGCCTCAAAAGGTTCACCTTTTCTACTGGCAGTTTCAAAATTAACAACACGAAAAATTTTCTTGTCGTTTTCAACGGCAAATTCCAGCCAAGTAATTTCTACTTTCCAATGTTTGGAGCAGTCATTTACAAATTGCAAGGTAGCCTCCTCTTCTTTGCCTGTGTTGCAAAAAATAACCTTTGCTTCGTTTGGCAGTTGCCCCCCCCCCATTTTGTAATACTTTGTGCAACATATATGCACTTGTTCTTCCACCTGAAAAACTAATGCAAGTTGGGCTGTCAATTTCAAATGGATTGCTCATGCTTGCCTCACTACAACTTCAACCTTTGCCACTTCGCCATAAACCTTTGTGCTGTGGATGGATGTGATTTGAGAGTCGTTTTCAAACACGATTTTGTCCATGCCATCGATCACGCTCTTAATCACATTGTCCAAGTCGGGCTTTTTGGTGTGTTTCTCAGAATTGCTTAAACAAGCCTCAGTGCGTTTTTTTGAGTATGAGGCGGGAACAGGAAAGGTGACATAAATAAACGCCTCTAATGCCCCTTCTAGCGGTTCTGATGCGCCCATTGCCGCTTTTGCCATCATCCCAACGTCTGATTCATAGTTCTTGGTCTTTTCTGGGGTGTAAGCAACGGGGAATTTGCCCCTTGTAGAAAACCTTGGTCTGCCCTTTGGTACAGGCTCGCCATAAATCGTGAACATGATCTGCATCATTTTTTGTCTTTCTGTTCATTCATGCGTCTTTTCAAGTCATCAGCAGCCGCTTGGCCTCGCCTCTTGGCAATGTCCATCAGGGTTTGTTGCCACCAGTATTGGGCTTCTCCCCTGCCCTCCTCCAAGACTTTCTTTCGATAACGCCTGATCCATTCTTGGGCTTCTGTGTTCCTCATAGTCTCCTGTAAGTTCAAGCGCTCTTGTGATGACAAACTCGCTAAATTGTTGTCCTTCTCTAACTCGATTAAGGATGGCTGTTGCTTCATGGTGTGTCATTTTGAGTAATGCTTTTTTAATGCAGCCAATTTTGCCAATGCTTCAGCCTTAATCCGATCACTTTCAATCTGCTCATGAATTGTTTTTTTGCGCTCAATCAAAACTTCAGTTGGCGGTTTAACAGGGATTGATGGGCCTTGATTGCACATATCCCGAAAAGCAATGGCGCTCGGTGGAAAGTCTTTGTCCAGCTTGCCAAGGGCGAAATCTAGGCTTGGCTTGTATGTCAGGAATCTGCCAAGGTATTGCTTCCAAGTCTGTCTGACAAGGTTTGGGTCAACATCTTGCCAGTGGGTGATGAATCGTGAGCCGTAGATAGCGTTCATCATTCCAAAGATGTAATCAAAACCTGAGTCAGGATCACAAAAGTCGTTTGCGTTCCACATCTTGTGCCTCCAGTACTATGGTTTCAGGTTTAGCCCAAAAGGGCGTTTTGGGAATAGATTTGCCCCTGGTCAACTCTGCCATCACGTTTTGACGTTCTTCAGACTTGCTTAGTTTTTCTTTTAGCCATTCAGCTTTTAAGCCTTGGCTGCCACGGGTACACCACTCAATCAAAAACTGCTCAAGTGACCAACCAATCTTGCTGGCCTCAGACCTTGCGCCTTTCAGGACTGTTTCGGTCACAGAGGCTTTCTTGGCTTTCCTGAGTTGCAACCAATCATTCCAAACTTGTTCAGAAACATCAGTAGGGCAAGCAACTTTAGTTGCGTTCTTCTCTTTCTTTGTCTCTTTCTCTTTCTCTGTCTCTGTCTCTCTCTCTGTACTATCAAGTTGATATCCACTTGATATCACATTGCTATCATCTTGTTCCAACCAATGAGACAGCTTGATAATGATTTCTTTAGTTTTAACTTCTGTCAGTCTAAGACGAAAAGCAAGGGTTTTGTTGTCAGGGATGCGCCCATCATTCTCACTGGCAATCAACCAGAGCATGACTAACACTTTGGCAGCTAGAGGGTCTAATTCATGCCATTCAAGGTCATCAAGAATGTCACGATACAGCTTTACCCAAGGAGGCCGCCTGTCCTTGAAATGCTGAAACTTTGTCCAGTTTTTAATTCTCATAAAAAGCCCAAAAAAAAGGGCTACACCTGAAGTCTCACCCTTGCGGATGTTGGCGGACTGGCGTAGTAACCAGCAGACTTCATGTGTAACCCTACTACATTAACACCGCCAAGTGTTTCCATAATCTTACTATACAAACCAATCAGGCCGCAAGATCATCAATTGATAAAGCCGACCAGTTGGAATGGTTTTCCATTGGGAAACAGCCGCTTGGCTGATGCCCAAAATTCTAGCAAGCTCACCCTGTGAGCCAGCCAATGCAATAAACTTTTGTTTGTCCATAAGTTTTATTATATGAGCATTTGCATAAATGCCACACTAGGGAAAGTACTTACAAAATAATTGTTGACCTACCCATAAGACTGCTTATAATTCAACCCATGCCCTAGCAAATCGCACGGGGTCTTTTTAGGAGGTCACATGACCGATTTCACTTTCTCTCCCACAGACTTTAATGCCACTGAAATCACAGTGGTTGCCAACACACCAGATGGTTTGCAATACCTTGCAGAACGTTATGGTTTTGCTTGCATTTCTATCAACATTCGCAAGTCTGCTGCGCCAGACCTTGCTGATAGTTTTGAGTTTCAAGGTTTGTCTTATTCTTAATTAATAGGGCTTCGGCCCTTTTAGGAAACACCATGATTGATTACAAACTCCATTACCACTTTGATGAGTTCGTCACTTATGACGATGGCACAACCCTTGAGAAAGTCAAGGTCGGTTATGACTACTACCCAGAAGAATTTAATCTGCCCCATGACCACAACTCAGCAGAAATCTATGATGTGTTTGTCTTTAGCGAAAAGGGTGATGACATTTCTTGCGATCTGTCCTCATCCGAATTTGAACGCATTGTGTCTGAGGCCAAGATTCACCACGCTCGTATGCTAAAGGAACAAAATGAAATCTAAGATCATCACAACAATTGTCGAATGGACATTGGCGATCATCATCTTTGGTGGTTGGGGCGTAATGCTTGCATGGAGAGGCTAATCATGATTGACAAACTCAAAGATTATTTCCGCTTGCCATCACCCAAAGAGTTGGCTGCCAAAGAACTTGAAATGGCACAGCGCAAGCTGTTAGAGGCTCTCAGCGCACAAGAATATGCCAAGCGCATGGGTGAGTACCACCAAGACCGAATCAAACGCCTGACAGCTTATTTAAAGGAAGAATCATGAACGCAGACTACATCATCAATGAAGTGGCACAAAATGCCGCCAGCATCTATGAGGGCCAAGACCCACGAGACCGCCTGGCTTACCAAGTCGGGATGCTTCAGGGCAAGATTCGCAGCCTTTGCTACTTAATCAACATCACCGCTGAAGAACTTAAACAACTGCAAATCGAACTTTCACAGGAACAATCATGAAAAACATCGCAACTGCATTGGTCAAAGCACAAAAGGCTTTTGGCCCTGCGCTCAAGTCCTCAACAAACCCTCATTTCAAATCACGCTATGCTGACCTTTCAGCTTGCATTGAGGCAGTCATTGATTCCCTGAACAACAATGGCATTGCCCTGATTCAACAGAACCAACCATCGCCAGATGGGGTGATTATTGAAACTATCTTTCTCCATGAGTCTGGTGAATCCCTAAACTGTGGACAACTCTTTGTTCCAGCTAACAAGCACGATGCCCAAGGTTTTGGTTCTGCTTTGACTTATGCCCGTAGATATTCTCTGATGGCGGCTTGCGGCATAGCACCAGAAGATGATGATGGCAACACAGCCAGCCGTAAACCTCAAGTCAACGAAAGCGCCCTTGTAGACCACTTGGCAGCAATCGAGGCATCTACCGACCAAGATCAATTAAAAGCCGCCTACAAAGCCGCTTATGCCGCTTGCAATGGTGATTCTGAATGGCAAAAGAAAGTGATTGCTGCCAAAGACAAAGCAAAGGCCAAATTATGAAAACAGATGAAGATGATGAATTCGACCGCATCGCCCATGAAGCAGAAATGAAAAGTGGTCAGCCATACCATTGGGATGTTTATGTATCACCCTCACAGCGCAATCAAGTGCTTGATGAAGTGGCAAAAGAGATTCAGAAAATGACCGCCTTTGGTCAGGATACGTTGGACAGTTTTAGCGTTTACATAAGGAGCATGAAATCATGATTGAAATGATGGATCAGGGTTCGGAAGAATGGTTCACCATTCGGATTGGCAAAGTCACCGCATCCCGTGTGGCTGATGTGATTGCTAAGACAAAGACGGGTTACAGCGCCAGCCGTGACAACTACATGGCTCAATTGATCTGTGAACGCCTGACGGGTCAAAAGGGTGAGAGTTTCACCAACGCTGCTATGCAACACGGCACAGACACAGAACCCCTTGCAAGAGCCGCTTATGAGGCGTTTAAAGACGTTTTGGTTGATGAAGTGGGGTTTGTACCCCATCCCACAATTGAGATGGCTGGCGCTTCTCCTGATGGCTTGGTGGGTGAGGATGGCCTCTTAGAAATAAAAGCGCCCCAGACAAATACACATATTGAAACTTTGCTCAGTCAATCAGTGCCAGGCAAATACAACACCCAGATGCAATTCCAGATGGCTTGCACAGGGCGTAAATGGTGTGACTTTGTGTCTTTTGACAATCGTCTGCCAGAGGAACTTCAATTGTTTGTGATGCGAGTCCCACGGGATGAAGTGTTTATCAGACTAATAGAAGCGGAAATTGTCCAATTCATTGCTGAACTGGATGACAAAATCAATAAACTAATGAAAGTAAGAAATGTCTAAACTCTACGAAATTACCATTGTTTCAGGTAAATACAAAAACAAAGATGGTGTGGAGAAATCCCGCTATCAAAACATTGGCTCGGTCATTGAGACCAAGAACGGCCCGATGCTCAAACTTGACATGATTCCGCTTATAGATGGGGGATGGAATGGTTGGGGCTACCTAAATGAACCAAAGCCCAAAGATGACTACAAAGGCTTGCCAAAGGATGACGGGGAAGATATCCCCTTTTGATTAACGGGTGAAAGCGGATGCTGTGCCAGTTGCGATCAAAAGCCTCTGATTACGCACAGACGCAGCGAGTAGCCCAACTATTTAGGAAATATCATGGACTATAAAGACGCATTTAAGAGAATTTTCGCCATGCCCGAATTCCCAAGAGTCAGGGCAAATGATCCCCTAACATCGTTTCAGGCGGCAGATTCCATCAAGGAAGCCGCCACCCAACACCACCAGAGAATCTTTGAGTGTCTCCAAATAAACGGGCCACTAGGCAAAGATGGCATCTCAGCCTGTACCAACTTGGACAGCAATCAAGTTGCTAGGCGGCTCAACGAAATGAAAATGATGGGCTTGATTGAATTGACAGGCAACACAGTCAAATCCAATTCCGGCAGAAGTGAAAGAGAGTGGCAATGTACCCAATCGAACTAGGCGGCAATCAGCCTGTTCACAAATTACGAACTTGTAATAAATGTGATGAGACCAAGCCGCCAGAGGGTGGAGTTGATATGGGACACAAATGGATTTGCCAAACTTGTTGGATCATGCGTTTGACAGGCAAACATTTACGACAGAACTCAACTCAGAAATAAGGCTCTTTCGTCAATTCTGCGTTTTTGCAAGCCTTTGAGAACTTTGCCGCCAGCCATGCAGTACTTGAGAAGTTCCTCGGCAGCGCCCTCCATGTCTCCCCTAAGTACCTTTTGGCGCAGGGTTGACCTCTGGAGAGTGCCAAGCCCTACATTGAAAGAAAATGAAACCAGTGCATCAAACTGTCCTTGAGTAAGAGGCACAGGACAATAAGTAGCCACGCCTTTCTCAAAGCGAGCAAGGTCTGCCCTAAGTATTGCATCTACTTCCTCCATTGAGTGTTTTCGCATGGCCTCTGGCGGTGGCACAAAGGCATCCCGCTGATCTATCTTGAGTTTGCCCTGCTCTGGAAACATCACATGACCCACCCCTACAGTCCACAGCTTTGCAGGGCATTTATAGGGATTCTGCCTCACGCCCTCGTGATGGCGAATCATGTGCAAGCACTTGTCTGAGATGTTCATTTGCCAAAAGCCCGACCACCAAAGTGGAAAGCAATGATTGAAGCAAACAAGGCTTGGGTGTCAGAGTCCCACAGCATTTCAGCCAACTCAGTAAACGGCACATCACGACTCCAGCCGTAAGCAAACAGGCCAATGTCAATAAATAACAACAAGAAAAAGAACCCGTAAGTAATAACAGGGCGCACACTTGCTCTAAGGTTTTTCATCCATGTGGATGTTCCCTCATTCAAACTTGTGTCATGGGCATAGAGGGCTTGCATTTCAGCTTGCTGTGCGCCAATCAGAACCTGAGTGGTATTGGCTGCGCTCTCGGTAGCCAGTTGCTCAGACTTGATGTGTTCAATTCTTTCCTGTGCTTCAAACCCAGCTTTTCTCAGTTCCAGCTCACGGGTGATCTGCATCTGGGCAAGGTTTAGTTCATGCTTTTTATCTGCCCTGTCTTGGAAGAATTCCAAAATCTTAGGCAATCCGCCCATCAAGAATGAGATTAGGGTTGAAAGTAGTGTCAGCATAGTGATCCTTTACTGTTTGCTTTTACTCAATATATTACTTGCAATCTGCAACATACTTATGGCTTTGTTCAAGTCCTTGGGTTCTTTGTCCCACCCAACAGTGATTTGTCCAACAAACCGACCTTGCTCTGGCGGCACACTCACACGGCATCCAAAGGTAACGCCCTTCTCAATGTACCAAAGCCCGATCTCACTTTGAGCCATCGTATATTCACTGCAAGGAATCTCATTAGCCATCAGTGCAATCACATCACGATTATTGGCTGAACTCTGGGTGAACAAACCAACATCTAAGCCATCATGCGTTTTGTCTCTGCCCTCACGGGTATAGGCACGAAACAGAACTCTTGTCCCAAATAAAGGGTTTACTTTGAAAATGGCAATGACTGTTGCATCGGTGTTTTTAAACAAATGCGCTGCAACATCTTCTGCCCTTTCTTCTGCAATCGTTGGGAGTTTCTTGTTCTCTTTGTAGGCATCAAATAGAAAAGATTGGTTCTGCCAAACAAAGTACCCAGCAAAAGCAAACACCGCCATCAGTATCAGCGCAAACAGCTTGAATGGACTATCCACATAGGACAACACCTTGCTCAATACGTCTGATGGCTTCTCATCACTCATAGACCAATCATTCCAAGTAACTTATTCACGATCTTGTCTGACAAATCATCAGGCAAAAACTTGAGAAATCCAAGCACCCACCAAGCAATGCAAAGCCTGACAAATACTTTGAGGAATAGGTCAAATTGCTTTTGGTACTCATTCACCGACCACACCTTGTTTTGGCACACAAATCTTGTATTTCAGCAATGCCCCAACCAATTGCACCAAGAAGCATTACGATCACAACAACACCAACCGCCCATGCCATATATTCTTCTTCTTCTTCTTTTCTTTTCTTTTCTTCTGCCTTGGCTTGTCTGGCTAAATGAGCATCTTCAACATCCATCTGTTGCTGACGCTGCTTAATCTTTTGCCACACATCAGCACGACCAGTGGCCTGAAACAGTAACATCAATTCGGCCTCAAACCGCTTGGCCTCATCAAGTGCCATCTCAATTTGAAGTGCAGTTCCTAAGTTTGATTTGTTGCCAGATCGTTTAGCCTCAACCATTGCCTTTGTTGCAACGCTTTTAGCATCAAACATCTTGGCAATAGATGGGGCTAAACCAGCCAGATCATTTGCGACCTTGCTGGCTTTTTTGACTACGCTGATTGCACTTTGTAATCCTGCAAGCGCTGTTATGGGGTCAATCATTTCCTTACAACCTTTACCCATTCAAGGCAAACAACCTTCCGGTTGTAAACATCACCTGTCCACGCCCACCTCACACAACGGTACTCGACTTTTTCTGAAGTTCCTGTTAACAGAAACAATGGCAAAAGAAGCCAAAGCATCCATTGCTCACAAGCCTATGATTTTTTTGACCAACTCGCCAGCAAAGCCTGGCCCGAGCAACACAGCCGCAATCACCACATAAAGCAAATACTCAATGCGGGTCATGCGCTGTGAACCTGATGCAAACGACTTCTCAATGGCGGTGTACCTCTCAGCACAAACCGCCTCGTGAACCGCCAGCCGTGTGTCGGTATCCTCAAGCATTACATACCTTCGCCCTGTACGATGTAAACCGTAGAGGCTGAAGAGGCCAATCCACTGAAGAAAGATTCACGCCCAAAGCGCAAGACTTCAACAGCGCCAGGCACTAGAACAATAGCTGATGATGGTGTACCCGCAACAGGAGCAACAGCATTTGCAGTGGCAATTGCAGCAGTACTTCCAACGCCCAAAAATACCGTGTTGGCACTTGAGTTGATGATGCGATATTGCCCTGTGCCTTGACCATCAAAGCGTGAATCAACCAGAGCCTGAACGCCAGTAGATGCAGAAGCAGCCGCAGGGATGACAACTGTATTGCCAAGGGGTGCAAATGCAATTTGACTATTTTGTGCCATATTAGACTCCTTGTGCAGCAATAGCTGCTTGGTAAGACGCAATTACTGCGGGTGTATGAATAGATGCGGCAATTGCTTGCACTTTGGCATCTTCAGCACTTACGTCAGCACCAGGCACGACAATGTGACGGTGGAACTTGCTACTAATTTCAACGCCATCTTCTTTGATAGCGGTCTTGGTGCGAACTTGAATTGAGCCGTTTTCAATGACTTCAATAAGATCGACAGATACAATTTTTTCTAGCATGATTTTTCCTTGTTTCCAACCTAACCATCCAGTTAAGCATTAAGGTTTCCAGTTATCCGAACTGGTACGGGTTAAATATTTGCAAGTGCAGTAACAGTTCCAGAAACTTTTTTAACTGAAGAATTTCTTAAATCAGGCGTTGCTAAAGTTATTGCTGTTGCTGTAGGTTGTACAAATGTGCAAGCTGACACTATTACATAGTCAGAAGAACGCCCAAAAAATCCTTGCGCTGTAGGTGTCGCTGCGGTATCAAATTCAATTGTTGAATTGATCATAGTAAAAGGTTGAGCATTTGTTGTGTAAACAGTTGCATTTTTTACTGTTGAATTTGATAACTCAATCAAACTTAACGCTCCACTATTGTTTAATTTTGTTCCATTAGAAGTTGAAAACGCAACAACATCAGAATTTCTAATTCTAATAGTTTGCGTCAAGCTATCTACAATAGTCAACGAAGCTATGGCAAAGGTATAGTTAAATCTGCATCTATCAACAACTGTTTCACCTGTTGCTGAACCATCCATGTACAAACCACAATTATTAAATACTGAATCTTGTATTCTTAATTGGGTTGACCCTCTTGAAACAAAAGACACTTTAAAGTCTTGACTTGTGCCAGGGTTAAAGCCATTAAAAGTACAGCTATCAAAAATTTGAAATGTGCTTCCAAAAAACAAATAATTAGCCCCAGGGCCGCCTACTACATTGTTAAATGTGCAGTTATAAAATGCCGTTGTTGTTCCACCGCATTGAAAATTATCTTTGCTAAAGTCATCAAAAAAGCAATTGTAATAAGTTCCATCTATGCGATTTGCAGAAACTGGTGCGTAGTAACTATCATAAACATCAACTATAAAATTGCTTGAGCCGACATCGCACATGGCAAAGCCATTTATGCCGTTGTAATCGCCAGAAACCAATGGCCTCCAAGAGCAAGTGTCAGCACGAACTCTAAAATATTGGCCAAACCCACCAACCAATGCCCAACCATTGATTGCTGTGACATTTGAAACAGTTACGTCTGCGTATGCCGTAAGTTCAACGTGAACAACAATTGAAAAACCATCAAAATAACAGTTGTCAACAAAGCCCGAAAATGCTGGAGTTACGCCATTACCAAGTTCAAACACCACACCCGCACGACCTAAATTGTGAGGATAGCCACCAGCGTAAGGCGTTGTAGGATAGCCAATAAAAGTTGAATCTGTTACTCGATAAACAGCACCATTAGGGATATCATAAAACTGTACCGCATCGCCAGCACTACTTGCACCATCATCTAAAGGTGTGTGACCACCAACCTTCTTCATGTAGCAGTTGGTGACGTTGACATACCAACAAGTCAAAAACTTAAAAGTTGATGAAAAGAAAAAGTTTTCGGCTCTGCAATTTTCTATGTTTGCAACACCAACTCTTACATCAATTGCATTTGACCCAATTCCAACAGCACTTGTCCAGTTCTGGGGCTGAACGCTTGCATCAAAATTTAAGTTGTAAATGTTCAGCGTTGTTGTTTGTGTCAAAGCTGTACTTGAAGTAACTTGAATTAAATTAAATCCATTACCTGCTGTTGCGTTGGCGGTTAATTGTTTGATCAATGCGCCATTTCCAAAAATGGTCAGAGTTTTATTGTTAGGAATGGAAACTTGAACTTGATTCACGTTTACCATATAAGTTGAACCAGCCGAAAACGCAACAGGCCGACCAGAACTAATACCCGCTTGAAATGCTGCAACGATAGCAGCAGAATCATTAGCAACTCCATTTCCTAAAGCGCCAAAGTCATCAACATTCAGAGGCATCCCCTGAATCATTGAAAACGATACTTTTGTCAGACTCATAACTACTCCTTAAGCAGCGCGGTATTGGAAAGAAATCTGCAACGAAGATGAGTTCCCAAAGTTGGCATCAGTTACTGCGTTGTTTCCACCAAGATTGGTTATTTGACGCAATTTTATGTAGGTGAATATTTTTTCCACCGTACCAACCATTTGGTTTACAAATGTAATGGCAGTTGCATCGACTGCGGAAGGCGATTGGTTTCCATCGCCAGCAGCATTTGCAAATGGCAGTCCAGCAATCGTTGCGTCTCCAGTGGCCGAGCCTTTGCTCGACAAAAGAATCCAGCAAGTTCCAGAAACAATGTTTCCAGTTTTAGTATAAAAACCATTGTTCAAAACGTAAGCTATACCTGTACTTGCGCCACCAAATTGGAGGATAGGTGTCCAAGTACCTTCTTCATAGTCAGCCAACAACTCGCTTGTGCCTGTGCCTGGTGTTGCAGAAAAGTCGATGCCTTTGCCAGATGTGCCGATGATTAAGTTACCATTAGACAGCGTGACATTACCGCTAAAAGTTGGACTAATAAAACCGTTAATTGCTGATACTGTTTTTAACATTCTGGTTCTCCTTAGAACACGAATTCAATGATAGATGTTAATGGTGGTGCTTCTGTGAATGTAACATTACCATTCGCAAATGCGTAAGTGTTTTGATTCTGGTACACGCCATTGATATAAATTGCCACGGGTCTTGATGTGACTGAATAAATAGTTTGTGTGCCTGTGCCAGTTGCATTTGTCACAGCAAAGCCACCACCAAAAGCATTGTCATTCAGCGAGGTATAGACCACCGTGGCGTTCTTGTTCTGTACTTGGATGGAGTAATCGCTTGCGGTGTAAATTCGGCTTGGTGTGCCTTGGTAGACAGGATAACCCCCACTAGTGCGAATCGGCTGGACAGCAGTAATCGTTTTTGCTGAATCCCAATAGGCAACAATCGGGTTTGTAATTGGGTTTAGGTTAACCGTGCCAATCCAGATGTAACCATCATCAAGCGGCTGTCCATCAGCATCAGCAAATGCTGGATATGGTGGTTGAACTGATAGTGCTGACATTTATTTATTCTCCTGTTTAGGGTTGACCAGCTTTACGCTTGAGCAGCTCTTCCATTGCTTTAACTGCGTTCTCTTTGTTAATGCCACGCAATTCTTCAGCCTTTTCAGCCAACAATTCTAATGCTCGTCTTGCTGCTCCACCTCTAGCTATGTCAACGCCAGTTTGCATGGCTTCAGCAACTTGACCCTTTAGGGAGGTCTGGGCGGCTGCACCAAACATACGATCAAGTTCATTGACAAAAATAAGCTGATTCACAATGTCATCATCTAACTTCAGGCCATATTTTGTCGATGTGCTATTGGCTTGGTCAAGTGCGTCAATCAAATTTGCTCGTGTGCCATAGTTGCTGGTCAACTTACGCATTGCTGTGCCAAGTTGCTTATTTGCGTTTGCTGAATCAAAATCAATGTTTGTGCCAGCGGCTTTTTGCAAGTCATCAAGCGCAGTGATGGTATCTGAATACTTCTCATTGGCGGCTCTGTACTCAGGGAAACTATCACCAAGAGTTGTGTTCAAATTTCTACGCAAGTTCTTTAACGTGCGTTCAGCTTGTGCAGTCAACGGATTGGCAAGACTTCTTTTGCCAAAATCAACTTGAGTATCAATAAATCGCTTGGCTGTATGAACGCCATAAGCATCAGGAGCTTTAACAGTACTCAAACGCTCTAGAACCATGTTTAAGACACGTTGAGCCTGTCTGTCTCCCTGTATGTCAGAACCTTGCAAATTGGCCTTGGCGACCCCGTTTGCGTCAAGTTCAACCTTCACGCCCAAAGCACCAAGATCATCAAGAAACGTATTTACGGCAGGGTCAAAATCAACTCTTTGACCACGCAATTGAGCATTCGCAATTTTGTTTATATCAGCACCAGCTTGTTTGTTGGCACTTGACAAGAATTGAATTCTTGAATCAACAGTATCACCAAGAATGTCTGCTGGCCTGTTAATGGCTCTAAACTTTTCGCTCTTTTCGCCCATCTTAAACATATTGAGCATCTTGGTCATGGCCTGACGATCTTTGTCAGAGGAAGCCTTGATGCTGGCAATCGTGCCATCTTTCCAACCCTGCTTGATAGCATCCACCGCTTGATTATCAGGAACAGCTTGTGTACCTGAAAGACGGAAATTGACCACCTCAATAGAGTCTGGGCTTTGCTCGATCTGCTTTCTAATATTCTGCTGATCTTGTGGTGATATTTTTTCACCAACAGTTGCCTTGATGCTCTGTAAAGATTCTGTGATCGTTGGCTCGGTTGGCACTTCTTTTCCGGCACGTAATTGTTGAATCGTTGTAGGTTCAACTCTTTGACGAATACCAGCTCCTGCTGGTGCAATCTGCCTTGCCACTTGCTGAGTCACCGCCCTAGTTGCCGCTGGTATAGATGGAACAAAAGCACCGCCAACGGTTGCCGCAATCTGCCCAGCAGTGCCAGCACCAGCTTCTTTCGCAAGGCCACCAGCAGCAGCCGCAGTGCCACCACTAATTGTTTGAAGTGCTGGTGTTGTTGCCAACAATCTACCAACTTCACGGGTAACTGGACTTGTTGCAGCAGCTTCTACGGCTTTACCCACAGCAACACCACCAAGTCCACCACTTGCACCAGCCGCTGTCGTTTGCATGATGCGTTCTGCCGCAGTGCGAGGTTCAGCCACGCCAACACGGGTCAGCAAGTCTGCCATCGCATCGGTTGGCAATGTGTATTTTGTACCAAATAAACTATTCACCGAACCAACAATAGGGTCGCCAAGTAATCCTGCAAGAGTAGCAGCGCCAGCCCCTGCAATAGCGCCTGGTATCGCACCAACACCAGCAAATGGCGCACCCATAGCAGCACCTAAAGCCGCACCAGCCGCAGGCAGAGCCAAACCCCTTGTGGCTGCACCAGCTAGTCCAGTTGCGGTTGTTGATGGCACTGCAACAGTTCCACCCAATTGAGCCGCAAGTGCCGCAAGGTCTTCTGTTTTAGCAGGTTCTGGGGCTGCTTGAGTTGCTTGGACTGTCGGAGTCAACCAAGCATTCAATGTTTCATCAAAGTAAGAGCCTGATGGTTTTACATCTGCTTGTTTTACCGAGAGTAATTGAAAACCTGCTGGCGGTGTAATTGTGCTTGCTTTTGAACTTTCGGCAAAAATAGGCACACCACCTACCTCTACACGTAAAGTCTCAGCAGGCGACTGAACCGAGCCACCCAATTGTTTTGCTAGTGCTTCAAGTTCTGTTGCCATTATCTAGTCCCTGCGGCTCTGCGGTAAGCATCAGAATTTTTAAAAGCATCAGCTGCCGCTTTTGTTGGGAAATTGTAAGTAGTTCCGCCTACCGATACATTTAACTCACTTGCTGGCACATCTAATGGAGGCGCTTGAACGCCATATTTAAGGGCTATGTTTTCTCGTACTTTTGTAAGTAAACGCACAGCTTCTTTGACATTTTCTTCTAATCTTGCAGGCGATTGTTTAAGGCTTAAAGTTTGCAAAGATGCTTGCAATTTATCACCTTCTTTTTCAGACAAACTACCAGTTCCTTTAATTTTTGGAATCTGAGCAATAAATGCTTGTGAACCAAGTGCCTCTACAAGTGCTTCAAAGTCAGCAACATCAGCACTTAAAGTTGGCAGTCTTGAAGCCACTGGCCCAGTTGCTGATTTGATAACATCTTTTGGCGTTTGTAAAATTCTTACTGCTGTATTCAAAAAATTATCAATATCTGCCGATTGATTGGCAACTGTTGCTTTTTGATCTCTATCAGCAGCATCACGTTTTTCTTTTGCATCATCAATTTTTTGCCGTAATTCTTCACGCTTAATAACGTTTGTTTCTCTTGCTATCGCTGCATTTAATGCGGCAATACGTGCGTTCTCTTTAGCGATGATGATATCTTCATTAGTCTTGCGTAAAGTTGCTGCTTGTTGTTGCACCTCTAATACAGTTTTAGCTCTAGCAAACTCAGCTTCGACTTGCGCTTTTTGTGCTTGCGCTTCTGCTAGTGCAGCATCAGCTTTTGCTTTCTCTGGAGCATTAGTAGCTGTGGCTTGTGCTGTGGTTGCTTTAGCGACCGCTTCATCAGCTTTAGCTATTGCTTCTTTTAATACACTTGGTTCAAGTCTTTGTTTTTCTAAAGATGTAACAACTTTGCCAAATTTTTCTGGGTTAAGCAAAGTTAAAGAAAAATTTGTTTGCGCTTGTGCTTTTTTGATGCGGTCTGGGTCATCGGTATTTGACAGAATTTGTTGTATCTGATCGTAAACCGTTGTGGGCAAATTTGAGTTTTTTCTTGCTTCGATTGTTTTATTAAGAATATTCAGCGCAGCATCTGGATTTTTGTTTTCGAGTGAAACAGCTATATCTCTGCCAATATTAAATTCGGCATCTTGTTGTTCTTGGGTAAATCGACTTGCAACATCTTTTACCGCTTCTCTTTGTTGAGGGTATTTCAATGAAAAATCATTAAATGCCTTCATAGATGGGTTGTCTAATACTGCTTGCAAATCAGTCGCATAAGCCTTTTTGACTTCTTCTGCTTGAGTGCGTTTTTGACGCTCTGCTAAAACTTGACCTAATTCTGCAAATTGCTGACCAATGTTAACCTGCGGAATCATTCCAGCATAGTTGATTGGTTGTTGTAATGGATTGATAGCCATATCAGTACCTTAAAAAGCAGCAACAGTTTTAGCAACACCAAGAATATCGCCAAAGGTTTGTCTTCCAACATTACCTCTTGCCACTTGACCACCAGCAGTGGCTGCCGCTTGATTAGCCAACAAGTTTGCAACATTCAATCCAGTTTGTTGACCAGCAGCGGCTTGGCGAACGGCTGATGCTTGTCCAATATTGGTTAATCCACCAAGTTGGGTGTATTGCTGTTCAATTAACTGATTCAATAACTGAGGTCTAAACTGAGCCAATGCACCTTGAATGTTTCCGCCACGCAGACCACCAGTAGCCGATGCTCGTTGAAGCAATGCTTCTTCACCTTGTCTTGCAAGTTCCTGAAATGTTGACCCACCAGTAATTCGTTCTAATGCAGCTTGTTCTGCCTCTGGGCCTTGTAATCCTACTAATGCTTGTTGTGCTGTGAGGGCTGGCACACCAGCGGCAACATAAGGTGACATCAACTCAACTAGTTTGTCAAACTGTCTGCGCTGTTCCTCAATACCAGCTCCTGCCGCTGCCGCTTGAGTTGCCGCACCAGCTTCGGCTGCTTTTCCGGCTTGCTTTGCGCCAGTAATACCGCCAAAAACATCACCAATTAAATCGCCAATAAAACTCATATTGCACCCCATTCCTGTCGGGTCATGCCCAACACATAAACGTCTTTGATTACACCATTTTGCACACAAGCACAGCGTCTGCAACCCTCTATTTTGAAGCCTAACTTGATGCAATAGTTCTTTGCCATATCAAGTCCTTCAATAATGTAAGCAGTGACCCGTAATATTGGTTGAGCAAATGCCCAAGTTAAACAAGCAAGACCAAGATCACGAGATTGTTTGAGTGCAGATTTTTTAAGCAAAGCATGAAGTTCTAACTCGACTGCGCTTTGCTTGATAGCCATAAAAGCACCAGAGAATTTGCCATCAACCCATGCTGAAAGATATGTAACATTTGGGTGTTGGATTGGCGCAGCAGGGCGATTATCATGCCCAACTTTTGTGATGTAAGGGTCTGAATAGACCTCCATCAAATGCTGCTCTGTAATTCCAACCGTAACCATGCACAACTCCTAATTAGGGTAGGCCGCTGGATGCCAGAACTCAGCGGCTTGATTTTCGCACAAATTGACAAAAGGTCAATCCTCATATTCTCTGTCTTCCCAAGCCTGACAAACCCGCATATCGTTACAGATAAAGTTCAGCTTTTCGCAGTGACCCCTAAATCCTGCGCCCTTGTCATAAGCCGCCATTGGGATGCGCTCAATTCTGACTTGGGTCATGAAGCTGTTATCGTAATACTCGCAGTTTGAGCAATGCTTGCGTCTTGCGTCTTTTTCATCGCATTGCATCGCCTCTGCCAAACCAGCATAAAACTCCTTATTTGCGCCAGGCTCATTGGTGGGCATTTCAGGGCCATAGTTCCAATCAGCGACCGCAACGGCATAGTTCTTTTTATTCTCTGCGTTGGTCAAAAATTCTTCTTCCATCGGCAAGCCATTAAAGCCCCGTGGGATAACCATAAATTCTTTCATTTCTAGCTCCTTATGAAATTTCTCGGCCTGATGCTCGGATGGTCAGGGATGTTGCCGCCCCTGCGATTGTGGAAATAAAACCACCAACGTCTAATGCTTGACCCACTAATTCAGGACAGGTGTAGGTCTCATCTGGCACGATGGTGCGTGTGTCGATAATCAGGTTTGATGCGCCTGCCGTTCCGCCACTTGTTACCAAGTTGCAACTGAAAGTCACATTGTTGGCACTGGTATTGGTCACCGTAAACTTGTCAATAATTGCTTTGACATTTGTTGCGGTATATTGGGTGGTTTGGCTATTCTCTGCCTGTTTTGCAGGGATTAGCACTTTTACTGTAACTGTCATTGGACACCTCCGATGTTGTTGTTGACTGTGAGAATTATGGATGGAATGCCTGGGTGAGGTGCAGCCGCAGCAAAAGCAGCAATCTCAACACTAAGACTTGTGGTTGAAAACATCAATTCAACATAATCATTGGCTTTTAAGTCAAAAAAGTAATTCAGCGATGAAAAAATCTCAGCATCATTTCCCTGAATCCTGATTTGGCTTGCGCTATCTGGCACATCCACACCGTTTAGACGAAACCAAAAATAGAACTCTGCCGTGCCGCCAGTAGTCTTATCCAACTGGAACGAGGTGTCAAAGTTGTAGATTCCCTCACTATCCACTACGATTCTTGATGTTGGAGTTCCAATAAATACCCCATTGCTCAGATCAGTGTTGTTGAACGTGATGGCTTTAGCTGTGTTAATTGTGGTAGCTGTCTGGGTGGTGGTGTCGTAAAACGACCCATATCTTGCTCGTTTGAACTCCCGTGGCGGTGGGGTCATCTGCAAGCCCTCAACCGCTTTATTCAGTTTATCCACCAATGCCAAAGCCTGATTTGCTTTACTTTCAGCCAATGCCACAGTCACCGCAGTTTCTTGTGCCAGCAATGCGATTCTATCTAGTGCATCCTGTGCCTTTGCGCCCAATGCTGCATCATTAACATTAGTCTCTTGCGCCAAAGCAATAATCTGCGCCAATGCTGAATTTGCGCCAGCCGCTGCATTGTCTGCTTGAAACTCAAAATCAGTCCCAACAATAACTTGCAATTGGTCAACTGTGGAAAACAGCAACTCAAACTGTCTGATCTGTTGCTGATCGGTCAGGAACTCAGCAAGCTGATCTCGCGTCAGATTTAGCTTGCGGGAGATGGGTGCGGTTGCCATCAGTATGCCAATGCTTCAATCTGCGCCTCAAGGCGCACATAAGACACATGGGCATCACTATCGCCACGGAAACGTTGGATGCGCCAGTTCCTCATGTGACCTTGCTGAAACCAAGCCAAACGCTTCTGGCGGTTGCCAATCGTACCGACAGAGATAAACTTTTCCTGTGAATAAGTCTGACCATCCAAAGAGTAGCTGGTGCTGATTTTTGGGTTTTTGCCCAATGCAATGCTACCCGTCAGGCTGACAAGTTCCATCTCGTTAAATATCGCACCATTGCTCTCGTTATAGACAATCAATGTGCCAAACTCCCAGCGCACCTGTTGCCCCCAATGATGCCCTGTGTCCTGCACCAAGTAACCGATATTGGTGGACTGCGGGTCGCCCACCATCCACTTGTCGTACACCCAAACTAAGTTTCTGGCTCGGTATTGTGCAAACCCAGCTAGGGTTGTGGTCAGGGTGAACCACACAGGAGTCTGTAAAGCCTCAGATGCTGATGCGTCATAAACTATGGTTCGGTCAGGCAAATGCACATAAAGGTGTTGATGACTCTTGTCATTTCTGGCCTCTAACTTGACTAAGGATAACTGCGCTTCGGTGTATTCCAACAAAAGATTGTCAATTTCCTGCGTACTGACCTTCTGGGTGGTGGCTGCTGCACCAACATAGATGGATGGCGCTTCATTTCTTGCACTACCTAAAAACGCAATGCGGTCAATAAAAACACAACAAGCAAATGTCCCAATAACGCCCTTTTGGATTTGTGCGCCATCAATTCGAGCAAATGGGAATAACTCACCACCCACATTATCGAATACCTCAATCGTATTGCGGTTCAGTGCAAAGATTTCATTTCGCAATTTTAGTAGCGCAACTACTGGGTCTGGGTCAACTTCAGAACTACCATATTTCAACGGATTAACTTGAGTTGGGTCTGTCAGTTCTGTGACGATCAAAAACTCGCCATCTGTGGTCATAAAGTAACCATCAACCCACACCACATCAAGCACCACACCCAAATCAGGGTCAGTCACTTGCGTCAAGGTTGTGCCATTCCAGTAATACAAGCGACCACCGGATGCAATCGCAAGTAAATCAAAGCTGTAATCAAAAGTTACAAGTTGATCTGTTGGCCCACCCACATCGCCCAATATAGTCACTGTGCCTGCGCTGTCGATTTCCACCAACTTTGTACCCATTACCCGATATAGGTTGCCTTGCCAGTTGATGCCGCCACGGTCAATGCCTGGGCCTGTGCCGTTTGCCACAATTCCATCGCCAGGTCGTAGAAACCCATTACTGATGCCTGATTGTTTTGGCACAGGCACAAGATTCACTGGGTACGATGTACGCAGTTCAGGGGTGCTGTCAGTAAAAATGCCGTTCAGGATAGGTATCTGCATCACTTGGCCTTGTTGCGTTCAGAGATGCGTTTTGCCTTGGCTTTGGCATCTGCTTTAGACGATGCGCCCCATGCTCTCAGACTTAACAGCAATCGAGTGGGTTCACCGTCTTTGTATTCAGGGCCAGCGTTGCCAGCCATGCGAGCCAAGAACGATGCTCTTCTAGGATTGTCACCAGACTTGACAGGAGGCTTTAGGTTCATGCCCTCGGCCTTTGCCGCAGCCCTTCCCTTGGCGTTCAAGCCGCCTTTGGGATTCTGGCCTTCCTTTCGTGCATAGGCTGGGCTTTTCATCTGAACCCCTTGATCTTTTCAGCAATCTTTTTAGGTTGCTTGGCAAATTGTTTTCCAGCCTTTGTAGCCTCACGCTTTGCTCGTGTGGTTGCCGCATACTCAGCCGCACTCAAGGCTTTAATCGCCTTCTCAGGCAGATACCTCTCGCCTGTTTCAGACGATGGCTTTCCAGACTTGGTGCGCCAGTTTTGACTTGACCAATCTTTGAGGCTTTTTTGTGTGGCTTTCATTTATAACCGCCACCTTTTTCTTTGTACTTCTTTGCCAACAGTTGGGCTTTGCGAGCCGACCATTCACCAGCCGCAGTGCCTTGCACAGCCGAACCTTTGATTTCCTCAAAGAGTCGCTTACGCATGGTTGGCTTCGTGTAGTTGCCAGCCTCATTGACAGATGACTTTGGCTTGGTTGCCATTATGAATCCACGCCTTTGATAACTGCAAAGTTAAATATTGGCTGTTCAGTTGTTGTGCCGCCAGTGGTGCGAAATGTAATATCAAAAGAACCCAAGGTTGTCTTAGTGACCATCAAATCATACAAATCAGTGCCAGTGTGCTGATTGAGGATAATCACATCGGTTGTCGCAACGGTGCTGTTGGTCACAGTGAAAGTGGTTGCACTGGTTGTGCCTGCCGCAGAAAATAATGTGATTTGACCAGTTGTTTTATTAATCGTCACACCTGTGGTTCGGCTTGTGCCTTGAATAACTACACCGCCTGCGCCTGTGGAATAACCCACACCAGCCGTACCAGATGATCTAAGTGACCCTGTGACTGCTAGACTTGTTCCTGTGGCTGCACCGATATTTGGAGTCACCAATGTAGGTGTATTTGCAAATACGACTGCGCCTGTGCCAGTTTCATCGGTTAATGCTGCCGCCAAGTTTGCGCTTGATGGGGTTGCCAAAAATGCACCTACATTTGCGCCAAGTCCAGTTACACCAGCAACAGGCAAACCTGTGCAATTGGTCAGCGTACCTGATGTTGGTGTGCCAAGAATTGGTGTTACGAAAGTTGGGCTGGTGTTAAATACCAACAGACCAGTGCCTGTTTCATCAGTCATTGCCGCCCGTAGATTGGCACTTGATGGTGTCGCCAAAAATGCTTGCATACCCGCAGCATAAACAGTCTCAGCATTAATCTGATACCAAGAGTTTGTAGGCTGATAAAACCGAATGGCTGTTGCAGTACCAGCACCCAAGAATGTCACGCCACCATAAAGAGCAGTTGCACCATTCAGCGCAATCGTCAGTGAGGTAATCTCTTGGGTGGTCGTAATCAGCACCGTAGTGCCATCAGGCACTCCAGTATTCAAAGGCAGGGTAATCGTGCCGCTTGCCAGTGTTCCAGCAGGTTGCAACAGCATCCATTGATCTTGGCTAACTGGAGTTGGAACGGTAATGTTGAACCCAGAGCCAGGAACATACAGATTCACCGACAGCGTTGGCGATGCAAAACTCTGTTGAAAGAAAGTCAACAGATTGCCAATGGACAAACGTCTTGCATCCCCATTATTGGGCGAATAAACGGGTAACTGGTCTCCGCTTGAAACAGTGCTGAGTACTGGTAACTGATTGATTTGTGGCATGACTGTCCTTAATAGTATTCGAGAGGCCCATCAGGGCCAGCAGTAACAGGGTTGGCTGGTGGTCTGATAAACGGATTATCGTAGACCCTCCAAGGCTTATTGCCAGCACCAGCAGGCATCGTTGCCGGAAGTTGCTGTTCAAGCGGGAATGTGGCTCTTTGTAACAGAATGTCGTAACCCTGCTTGGCAGTCGTCTTGGTCTCAATCATTACTTGCTTGCCAAAACTTGGGGCAAGTCTAATGCCTAGACTGCAAATAATGGCCTCGTAAGCCGAGTCAGGCACAAGGGTTTCTTCATCTAGGCTGCTATCTTGTGGGCTGGATGGCAAAGGGTAACCCAAGCGAATGCCCTTGGCGTTCCAGTCTGCCATCATTGCATCCAATCTACGCAAGGCAGATTCAAGCTGTTCAGGCTGTAAATCAAACACATAAGACGCAAGCCCGATTTCCTCAAAGGCTGCGCTTACGAATTGTCGTTTTGTGTAGCCCATGCTGATTCCTCAATGTGTTTCAGAAGTGTCGCATCTGACCAGCGTTTGTCAACCTTCATGCCAATGGCTTCAGCCTGTTGTAGCATTTCCTCACGAGTTGGTGGGCTGTCATCAACAGCCTCAACAACTTCAATTGATTCATCAGGCACATCAATAACTTGTGCGCCAATCGGTGATGGATAGTAGACTTTATTCAGCTTGCGTTCGATGGCTTGCTCTTTTTTGAGTTTGCGCTTTTGCAAACGCAACTCCCGCCACGGGGCGAGAGTTTTGGTCTTAATGATTGCGGCTGACTTAATCATTTTTTCATTGGTGCTTTGCTTGGCTTACCAGCGGCTTTTGCCGACTTAGTAGCCATACCAAGTGCCATTGCAACGGCTTGCTTTTGGGGCTTGCCTGATTTCATTTCCATTTTGATATTCTTGGAAATGGTCTTGTCTGAGTAACCTTTTTTCATTGGCATTTTGCTCTCCTAAGTAAAACAGGCCAACATCTCTGCTGGCCTGTCTTGGTTTAACCACCGATGCGATAAACGACAAAAGTGTCAGCCGCAGTCTTACGGCAACGGAAACGTGCAGATGCACCAGCCGTAGCCGCAGTTGCAGCAGAACCAACGATGGTCACGTTTGTGTTGACTGTAAGAGTCAAAGCAAATGCAGCCAAAGTGATGACGCTGAAGTCAAACGAATCACCGATGGCCCACTCAGTTGCCAAATCAAGGTTTGCACCTGTTGGCAATTGAATGTCACGGCTTGCTGTGGGAGTAGCAGTGATGATGCCTGTCAACACGTTGGCAGCAGTTGCCGCCATCGAGCCGCCATCAGCAATGTTGGCTGGCGCACCTTGAGGTTGCCAGTTGCCATTGTTGCTGATGTCAGGAGCAACACCCACTGAATAGTAAGCGCCCGATGCACCAGCTTGAATAATCACGTTGGTGGCATTGGTAAATGCGCTTGATACATAGGTGGTGTTGTCAACCGTTGTCAGCAAATCATTGGCTTCAGGGAATTGGGGAAACCCAACTTCTTGAAACACTTGTGCGGGAGAGAATGCTTGAACAGCGATTTTCTCGCCTGCTGGTACTGCAACAGTAGCTGTACCTTGTGCAAAAATTACTTGATAGCTCATGATTTACTCCTTAAGCCTGATTGAATAGCAAAATACCAGACATTTCTGGCTGCTTATTGACCACACCATACAGGGTGTCCAAGCGATACTTGGTCTTCATGGTGTTGACATCGTACTGCTTCTGCATGACCAACTCGATACCCTGATCGGTGGAGGCACGCATCACTGCAACGCCAGCATCGGAGGGAACAGCGTAACGACCAGGCAAAATCTCCAATGCATCTTTCTGCCAGAAGCAGTTGATAGGTGCAGTAGTCGAGTTCAAACGGGTCATTGTTGCAGAGGCGTTAGGTGTCACGATGCAGTTTTGATACTGCAACTCGGCATCAGTTCCACCTTGGGCAGAGATGATTGGAGGTGTGATAACGCAAGTGGTTGAGTTTGTGATGCTTACCACACGGAAAGTCTTGGCAAAGCCAGTACCTTGCTTAGTGATGTGATGCACAGCCTCAACACCAGAGATTTCAAACGGTGTACCCACTCGCAGATCAGTTGTCGATGTGACAGTGATGGTCTGGAAGCGGTTGTCAACGTTCTGGGTCTCGCCTGTCACTGCGGTAGAAGTGGCAACTGGAACATAGTAGTTGTTGGCAGAAGCCAAGGTGGACATGGTGGTGTTAGAACCAACACGTGCAGCCAAGCGGTTAGCGTAATCCAACTTGTAAGTTTCAAAGCCTGCAACCATACCAACGAAAGAACGCTCAAAAGCGGTGTTGGACTTAGTGCCAGCGAAACTGCGGGATGCACCACCACCAGTAGCTCCACCAGCAATGTTGCCAGCGATGCCGTTGTAGTCACGGCTTGACAAAGCCAAGTAACGGTCAAAGGACTGTACGCCCTGCTCGTTCATAATGCTGTCGCACAAGGCCACATCATCATAATCACCAGCAGCGGTGTTCACGGTCACAACCAAAGAACCTTGGGCTGCAGCAACATTCATAATTGAAATGTTGATGTCAGAGGCAAGTTTCTGCTTGGCAGCTTCGCCCAAACGACCTTCTTGCAACGCATCACGCAGTTCCAAAGCATCCAGAATGAACGGCACAGACTTTTGAAAGCCGAGTGTCGCTGGTACTGCAAGCTGTGTGTAAGCTGTGAAGTTGTTGGTCTGATCCATGCCATCATACGATTGTGCGATGTAAGGCTGGGGGCGATAGATAACGTTGTTGGTGCGTTCCATCATTGAGCCATCTGTGTTGTAGATGGACACGTTGCGGGATAAAACCAAAGCATCGTTAAAGCCTTCGAGGATGTCCTCAAACGCTACACGCTCTTCTTTTGAAAAACTATTGCTCATAATAAGCTCCTAATAAATTATTTGGATGCTGATCGTTTCTGCGATTTGTACTGAATGACTTTGGTCATGTTGCCAGTACGAGCCGCTTCTTCTCTCAGCCGTTCAAGTGTTGAGTCAACCGCACCAGATGATCTTCCAGTTCCTGTAACGATACGCTCTGGGGCGGGTGCTTGCCTGCGATTTGTAACTTTCAAGTCTTTCTCCAGTTTTGCTACCGCAAAGGCAAACTTTACGGGGTCTTTGATTTCAGCCAACTCTTTAGCCTTTGCAGGGTTTTTGCCGAGTGCGTAAACAACGAGTGCAGGATTATCTGCACCTTGCAGCAAAACGCCTTGCTGGGTGATAGAAAAAACTTGTTGAGCAACTTCTTCAGCATCCTCAAAGTCTTTCACTCTTAGCTCGGCTTTCGCCTTGCCATAACCATCCAACTTGGCTTGCCATGCCTTTTGCTGATTCATAACTTCAGCTTCTTGCTTGGCGTTGATCTCATCGGCCTGTCGCTTGCGCTCAAACCAACTAGTCAATGCTTCCTCGTATGCATCAGCGTCATAATCATGATCTTCTAGCTTGGGCTTATTTCCAATCACCACTGGCTTGGTCTCAGGTGGTGCGGCTTGTACCCTTGCTTGCAATTCACGATTCTGCCTTTGCAGTTCTCGGTTCGTCTTACGCAACTCTTTTACCCATTCAGGCGCAGGAGTATGTTCTTCGGGAGGTGGCGCTTCCTCACCAATGCTGACAACTACTTCCTCGGTATCTTCCGGTTCAACCTCATCAACGGGTTCGTTGACTTCGATTTCCTCTTCTACTACCTCGACTTCATTGTCCTCAATTACTGCCTTTTGATTCATCTTTGACCCCATTCAACTCACCCACTTTAAACGGCTGGGTGGTAACCGTTGTTTTAATTGTCGCTTGTTTTTTACTG